AGTCCATGCGGCTGTAGCTGCCGTCTGCGTACCCGCAATAAACTCAGGGCCACCACCAGACACTGAGATCGATGCCAAATCGTCTTTGTACTTCTGCGATCCGGTCACAGTGGAGACAATGGCATCTTCTGTAATTCTCAGTTCCGCTGCGTCCATGCGCTCACCAAGTGCATCAACCGCAGTCTGATCAGCCTTAGAGGACACCATGAGCTTGAGGTACGTGTTGCTCGTGATGTCCATGGCATTGATCGCGTTGAGCGTAGCTTCCCTGGCAAACAGGGTATCCACATCGATGTTGGCGGCAATAAGACTTCGGATCGTCGCGTTGTCACCAAAGATCTCCTGCACATTCAGCGTTTTGGCTGTAATAGACCCCTCGATCAGCTTTTCTGTTCCATGGATAGACAAATCAGCAACATCATCATTTACAACCTGCTTCAGTTTCGAGACGATATTCCCCTCTTCGTCCACACTTACGGAATAGAAATGACCGTCTGAGCCTTTCACTACTAGCTCACCGACGGTCAAAGCCACCATATTCGCTTCGGTTACTGCTAACCTTGCAATGTACAATTCTCCAGCCGTGCCTTGCGTGATGATCGCCGTATCGGTTGCCAGATCCTTGATATGCGACCAATCGATATCAGCAGTCTCGATATCGGCCTTGACCATACTGGCAACCGCCGCAGTAAGCGTAGAAATTGCCGCCCAGTCAATATTGGCCTCGTCGATGTTTGCACTTGTGATCTGCGCTTTGGAAATCGTGGCGATATCAGCAGCCAACGACTCAATCTGTGCCCACTCGATGTCAGCATTGATGATGTTTGCAGTCGTAAGCTGCGCAACCGAGATCATTGCAATGGACGCATACAGCTCATCCGTGGTAATCTGGCCAGCAGCCAGCTCCTTGATCTTTGCTGTCACAGCATTCAGCGCGTTTGTGTTCAGCGTTTCAATCAACGCCTCAGCGATATGCGCCTGCGTAATGGCAGCAGTCTGGATGTGTGCGCTTTGGATGGCGGCAGCCTTCACTTGCAGACTACCGACAGAGCCATTTTGGAGATGACCGCTTCCGATTGAGTTAAGCGCCAGCTTTGTGCCCGTGATAGAACCGGAAGCCAATTGCCTCGCAGATACCGTAGTGCCTTCCAACGCCTCAGCCGCAGTACCCAACGTCACCGAGGTGTACTTCTTGGTAAGACAGTCATAGGTGTACTGGGTCATGCGCATGCTGACTTCAATGCCAATGCGCTTTGCGATCACTCGAACAGAATCGCCCAGGAAAATATCTGAGAGGGCTGCAAACTGTTTGTACTCCTCTGTGTCTTTACAGTTCACGAAGTCAACCTTGAGTGTAACGGTCGGCAAATCACATCCCGCATCGAATTCTGCTTGAGCTGCCTTGCGCATCTCCTCGTAGCACTCGCTTACGGTCTTTAGATTGTCTCCTTCCGTGACTTCTTTTGCGCTCGATACGGCAAGATGGATCCACTTAGGGTGCGCATAGGCTCCAATATTCGCGCTGTCCAGATAGAGCTCCGGCAGATACATCACCTTGCCGTCTTTGTCCTGTCCCGTAGGCATGATGCGAGTGACAACATCCGTTTCATCTACATCAAACGAGATGCCGGTGAGGTTCTTCTTCTCTCTGATCTGGACATCACTGACATTGCCCACCCGGCTGACAAGAAACACGTCGAACCAATCCCTTGCCAATTCGGCTCCATATTTCCCGGTCAAACCATCGTCACCAAGCAGAGCTTCAACAGGATTGATGTTCTCAAAAGCTACATCCGATGCGGAGGTTTCCAGATCCGAGTAAAAGTTGAAGCCATGCGCAGACAGGCACCTGTCAGAAATACTCCGTACAACAGAAGCGCCGACAGCATCCGAAGCAGGCGTCACCGACTTGAGCATGTTATCGAGCAGGTCGTAGAAGATATGCCTGGCGTACACCGTTACCTTGTCCAGTTCGGGTACAACGCGATAAATCCTAAACGGCTGATCTCTCAGCTGCCTAGCTTCTACCATATTGTTGCTAAAACCGACATTTGTCTGGACGTTCTCTTGCTCCGTTCGCTCATAGGTCAGATACTCAGCAGACATATAGCCATGCTTGCCGTCCGGGCAAGTCACTTCATACCACTCAGAAGTCGTCTTTTCCAGAACAATAACCTCTGAGCCCTTTTTGTATTTTCCCAGAATCCGATAGCTCGTGCCTGTACCGGAGCGCAGTCTCAACGGATCACTACTGGTCGTGATTTTATAGATTTCTACATTATAAGTATTGGTCTGGTACTGCTGGGTTACCAGCTTAATCTGTGGAGTCATGGCTGCAGGCACCGGTGCTCGTAAAATGCAGCCTTCCGTAAGCCGCTGCCACTTGCCATATTCGTCAATCGGATGCACCAGAGTCAGTTCCCACTCGCCATTGAGTGTCTCAGTCACCGTACATGCCTGGGGTGAAACGATGCCCAGTCCGTTATTTGAGAAGTCTGTGCAATCGGGAGCGTAGACACATATCAACGTAATCTCCTCCTTTCAGGCAAAATAAAAGCACCCTTCTCTACAAGAGAGAGGATGCTTAAGTGTATTTGGTCTTTAAACCGTCAGAAGCGGCATATACTTGGGATACTCGATTTCTGGAATCTCATAAAACTCAAGCGCCTGTTCTTTCGTCCAGCCAAGCTTTTTGATCGCCATGAGGATATGCTCCACATTCTTTTTGAAATCAGCCTGCTTTACGGCCTCATTTCTCATTTCTTCCATTGCCCTGCACATAGTTGCCACTCCTTCCTCATCTTCTTTAAAATACCTGACGCGTTCAGCCAGGATTTCGTAATGCATATCTTCTGCTTCAACGCACCACATATCATGCATGAGCCTGCCAAGCTCCGTTTCATCAGTGATCTGTGCATTCACATACAGGATATGCTGCCCATCATCAAAAGGCTTTCCAGTTTCAAACACCATACGTTCTGCATGGTAGATTGGATAACCAGCACCAATCACGTCATTTTCAGTAATGAAAATGACATAGCATTCATTGAGTGCCTCATACTGTTCACCTGGCTCAGTAATGTTTGCATCAATCAGTGCTGCATTGTAACGAGCGCGCTTAGCTACCGCACCACGATCACTACGCTGCACTTCGATGTCGTATACCTTGCCCGTGCTATCTGAAGCAAACACATCCAAGCGAGCAGAACGGCCTTGTAGATTCTTAAGTGTATACTGACTATACGCCTCGTTGACTACCAAATCATCCTTCTTCAGAATAATCCGTAAAAGAAGTTCAGCACACGACTTATCTTCAAAGACCTTAGTCATGAAGTCATCATCCAGCAATCGAAGTCCCCTCAACCTCTGGAGATCTTCTTCACGCTGGCGTGCAAAACTTTTTTCGTCCATTCAACTCACCTTCTTTCACGACTTTATATTACCACAATACCCTTGTTTTATCAAGCAATACGAAGGCTTCATAAATGCCGCCAATTCGGATCAACTCTGATGCTCGAAACGTTTCCCGTCCAAGAAACCATGTTTACTCCTGGCATCAGTACCGGAAAATCACCGCTCATATGGCTATTCATTGAGAATGCACCATTGTATGCTTCATGCAGAGTCGAATCAATCGTGATCAATCCACTCATATCAGTGAGCTCAATGATCGTCATGCCTACGATCAGCGTAATCTCACCCGTTCCAGTCAGTGTAATGATCGGCTCAGATGGCACATTGCCTGGGTTTGTTATCGACGCACTACTCCCCGAGTCACTCGCTAGAATGATACTCTGCGGATCCTGCTCATACCAGAAAGGCTTGCACCTGAAATTGATCGCAAAGACCCGATGAGGATTACCCCGCAGGATCTTCTCAAAAGGGATTTGGTTGATCACACGCGCATGATAGAAACCGCCATCTCGGTTGGCAAACGTAACAGTCCCCGAGCCGCGCAGCCATCCGGCGATTTCAGAGATCCTATTCGGATCCGAGATTATACATGTAGCGGTCAAAACCAAATCGTCATATACATAGTCGCCTTCCAGCGTTGTCAGGCTTCCTGATCTGCCGGGGACATCGGTGAACGTCACGCGCTCAGCGGGAATCGTGGGCGGAGGCAATTCCGTGACATAAATCCCATACTCCGTACAGCGCACTCCGTTCCAGGAAAACCAGTTTTGCATCCATTCACCTCCACGAGAAAAGCGCCACTCCGAAGAGTGACGCATTCTCAGTTATTCGTTATTCGCACTTCTTTATCCGGTCGATACCATGAAGTGCTGCCAAGCTTGACCCATTCTCCCACTGGATATGGATTCCACCCGCATCATCAACATGCATAACCGTACCTTTGAGGCCTTCCTGCATATTGCGATAAGGATCGCTCATTTCTTCCAGAACCACCTTGGTGCCCGGCGGGAAATCCTTCCGGAGTTTCTCAAGCACTTCAGGGCGCATCCGCATTGAAAACATGCTTCTCCCTCCTTTCTTTGAAGTATGGTATCTATCCCTCTACTCCTTCAAAAAGTCAAGTTGTTTATGCCAACCTAAGCCCCTTACCCCTTTGCTGCCTTCTTGTAAGCGTTGCGATCTCGACCGCCAACGATCTGATATCCTGCTCATCACGCACATAGAACGTATTGCCTGAGAGGTTGACGCTGCTCTGCTGGTTATAGGTACGCCGATTGTCGTTGCTGTTGTAGGCAATCGCACCTTCTTTCGCCTCGCCCGTTAAAAAGCGAGAAGCATTGCGAATAACCCGAGCCTGTTCCTTCGTCTCTTGCAGAACACCAAGTCCGAAACCCTTCATCGTCTGAACGCCAACTTCATCCCTGAAAACGCGAGAAGGCGATTTGATCTTGAGTTCGGATTTCGCTGCGTTCACAGCCGCCCGAGCAGCTGAGCGCATTGCTGAAATTACGCCAGAGCGTCCAGCATTGATGCCTGCCTTGAGACCTGCCATGGCATTTACGCCTGCAGATCTCAGCGTTGTATTGGTCAGGCTCGTATTAACAGCGGTCTTAATGCTGGAAGCAATCGAAAGCCCCGTACTCGTCATGCTGTAAGATGTCATCGCCAGCGCCAGTCCCGCGATAACGGTTGTACCAATCGTACTGAGCGTGGTCGCTGTAAGCACTGCAGCCAGCGCCGTTTCCAAATTGGTTGCAATGGTCGATGCATCCGTAGCAAAGTCGTATCCCGTCATACCCGCACCAATGCCAGCCGACACATTCTCACCGACAGGCTTGACACGTTCGCTAGGCGAATGGATCTGGAGTGCAGTATTCAGGGCCGTTTCAAGATTAGAAGCGACTGTCTCAGCATCAGCATCCCAGCCGCCTTCCGTCATGCCCGCAGCAACACCTTCAAGGATGTGCTGGCCAGTCTCCGTGGTATCCAGACCCTGAAGGAATGTCAGAATCTCCTGCAGGTTTTGAACATCCTCTTCAGAAACCTGCTTTCCTTGCTTAATGGCTGAGACTACCTCACCAACATAAGCCGACAATTCAGCCACCCTCTCGGCGCTAAAGTCATTGCTCATACTCTGGTCCAGTACGCTCTGATCTGTGCTCTCGCCTCGAAGAGACGCCCAGAAGCGCTCCCATGGGCTGTATTCCAGAGAATTCGTATATGAATTGATTCTCTGAACAGCAGAGCCAATCAAATCCATCGTTGTTGTCGGCATAAAGCCCGCCCACATACCGGCAATGGTTGTTCCAAACTGATCGACCTCATCCACCAGCGGCGAAATAGCATCGATCGCTTCCTGTGTGCCTGTCACCTCCGGTGCGATTAGAACATGCAGTGTGCCGTCTTCTCCAAGTACAGCCACTTTATCCGCTGTCAGCATCTCTGCAGGCACAGCCTCAACGGGGATCTGTACCCCGTTCTGCCAGAACATCGTCTGGGGATCGCTGAGTGCATCCGTAGGGTTCTCATAGGCTTCTCCCAGTTTCACAATGCCCTGTACTTCAACAGGGTTAGCAGCAATGAATCGCCTATACGCAAGCAGATCATACCCATAAATACCTACCGACATCGACAAGTTCGGTTTGACTGCATTCGTGTCATCATATTTTGTGATATAGGCTGTAAAGTCTGTCAAAAGCTGAGACTTGTCGCAACCCGTCGCCTCCGCAAAAGAGGTAACGATTGCCTCAATCTGATCCGGCGCGAGTGCCGATGCGTCAATATTTTCAGCTTCGAGGTACTTGGCCACCATTGCAGTCACATCGCTGGGTGCAAGCTTTGTTGTCAGTGCGCCTCCTGTAACCTCTTCATAAGCCATAACAAAAGCGGTGACATCTTCCGGCTTCAAACCTGAAGTGTCAACACCTTCTTTTTCAAGATACCGATAAATATATGCTGTGATCGCCTCAGGCTTAAGCGTAGACATATCAACGCCGGATGCAAGTTCCTCATAAGCCGAGACCATGGCTACGATATTGGTCGGTGTCAAGCTGGTCACATCGGCCCCAGTCGTCGCTTCTGCATAGGCATCAACATATCCGATCAGTCCTTCCGGTGTAAGCTCTGCCGTCGATGCCCCCTCGGGGACTTCGGTATACTTGGCAATGAACGCATCAACCTGCGGCTGAAGCTCCTTTACTGCCTCTTCATCCTCATACCCTTCGATAATTGCATCGGTGGTGATCGCTCCCGGGTTCTCCGCGAATTCTGTCCATCGCTCCTGCGCGCCTGTCATATCAAGGTCTGTTGCAATCGTAAGGACTTCTTCAGGCAACGCGTCGCCAAACAT